AGAAAAGGGAATGCTTGTACCTTTAATATCTCACTTTCCTCCATAACAAGAGGTTGAGTTAAAAGTTCTGTTGTTGCATTACCAGCTATTGCTTTTGTTTTAAATAAATTAAATATATTAGAATCAGCATCTACCAAAGTTACAGTTATATTGGCCCCTGATCCTGCATCCTCAGATACCAGTATTGATTTTACTACAGATGTTCTAGCTGAAGGCACAGTGTACAAAGTTGTTAAGTCTGTAGTTGTTAAATCTGCTTTTTTATTAATAAAACTATTAGCCATTATGCAAAAAAGAAAGCCTCAGCTTCCGCCTCTTCTTTTAATTCTTGTTGATAAGTGGTATTTAATTTTTGAATTATACCATCGAGGTCTCTTGTTTGTGCTTCTGCAACCTCGTAATTATATTCACGAGAAGCCCTTGTAACTTCTTGTACTATTTTTGCCATTATCTTCTTCCGTCTGGTTGTATATCTAATCTAAAAGTTCCTAACTTCCAAGATTGATTGCTTGATGTGTTTGCTATTTTTAAAGCTATAGCCCTAGCTCTTGCACGTGTATCAACTTTACTAGTGCTGCTTGTTATTGTAAAAGGTCCTAATGAAGAGCTAGCTTGACTATCGTTTGAATAATTACGTAAATTTAAAGTCACTTGTGTGTTTCCTGTTTGAGCTATAAAGTCAGGAACAAATCTTCTTATCTTCATAATAAACTCACCATCTCCTCTAAGATCTGGCATTCCTGTTGTAGCTCCTGTTATAGCTCTTCTTTGTGTAATGTCAAAATCACCAGATTCAATACTAGATGTGATTGCAGTTGCTGATCCACCTCTAATTTGATCAATCCCTGTTTCATGTTCATAATAAGTTGTTCTACCCTCTGTGTTACCAACAACATCAAAAGATGAGTCGGTGTCTGCATCATATTCTAAAGCATGTGGTAAACCAAAAACAGCTGAGTCTTTCCACATTGTTCTGGCTAAACTTCCATTTGTCCAAACTGGCCTTTGTGGTGAAGAGTCAAAATAGTTATATGCAACCATTCTGTTTACAACAGAGGATGAGGAAGTTGGATAGAACCACATGACCTCACCAAAAAGATTGTTTAATCCAGCAGATATCATTTGATTACCAGATTCTAAATTTATATCATCATATACATGATCTTCTACCAAACATGGCAAAGATTCTAGTCTACCTGCATATCTAAAAAAACCATTCTCTGACATCCAGTAAGCTGCACCATCAACTTCTACACATGCATTCTGTCCAATCAATCCACAGTTAGTTCCAACTTGTGAAAAGGCAAATGTAAAAGGAGACCCTACAAAACGTTGTGTGAATAAAGCTGTATCAGTCCAAACATAAATTGCATCTCTACCTCTAATTGCTCCTCTGATTTGTGATCCGTCGGCCAGTCTCTGTGTACCAGCTGTATTGGTTGCTGTTGGTGTATAAGTATTAATATCCTCTTGGTCAGAGAATCTAATAAACATATCGTCTTGTGTAGTGGGTGTTCCAATAGTTGTTTCTGTTCCAAAAAATACTAAGTGTCTATCCGGTGTAGATACTATCATGTGTCTTGATGCAGTTGGTGCGCCACTTATAATTGTTGCTCTATTACCTGTTGGATTTGTAGCTGCAGAGTCCCATTCAAAAACAGCGCTATCGTGAATTAAACAAATTGCTTTGTCACCAAAATTATCTAAAGACCACATTCCAGGTTCAACAACTAAGTCTCCAGATGCAGCTTCACCCCATGCCACAAAATCTGATGTGTCAGTAATTGTAGCACCATCACTGTGCGATGCAGCTGTAGTGTTACGAACTCCTCTAGTAACACCGGTTAAAGTGTTTGTTGATATTCCTGTGTAAGATATTTCTTCTGTTCCAATTTTTATAAAGTTAGTTCCAGTGCTAGGAAATAAAGTTGCATCAGTTAAAACTATAGTTGTTGTAGAAGAGTTTATTGCACCATTCAAAGTGGTTAATGTAGCACCTATTTCTTCTCCACCCCAAGTTCCTAATGACCAACCAAATCCTTTTGCTTGAACAGCAGGTCCAACAGGATAATAGTGTTGCACTCTAACACCTCCTGATGTTGATGCACCAGATCCCGATTCATTGGATGACATTGTTATAGTTAAAGTTGTTGCTGAAGGAACCGAAGTTACCATAAATTTTTTATCATCAAAATCAGAAGCTGAAAAATTTGAATTAGTTGCTGTAGAAAAATTATCTAATAACAGTATGTCTCCTGCGTCTATGCCGTGAGAACCACTAAAAGTTATTGTAACAGTAGGAGATCCATTTGTTGTGGTAAAAGCACTTGTTAATGTTGTTGTAGTTTTAATAGGGTGTATATCATAGAACACACCTCCAGAATAAGCATACAGTATTCTGTTAGTTCCTATGATAGAGTATTTAATAGATGTACTACTTATGAAATGATGAAGACCTCTACCAGCTCCAGTTAAAAAGTTAGTGCCGCCCAGCTGTTTCCAACCACCTATCTTTTCTGGAGTGCCATATCTAAACCTTACATTATCACAGTCGATCCACTGACCCTCTGCTCCTGTTGATGTAATTTGTTTATTGATACCTGGCTGAAAACCTATCTTTTGTAGCATATAATTCTCCTACGGTAAAATATACCACCTTTATAGTATAATCAATTAGATTTATATAGTTTTTTATCCTCTACAAAATAGACACCCTCAAAGGATGGGTTGTTGCAATTATCTACAAATTTAACCGCATCTTTTTTGGTATGAATCAAAGGATTACCTGCTGTATTGAAACTAGTATTTAATAAAAAAGGACAACCTGTTTTTTTATAGAACTCTTTTAAAAGATCGTACAAAAATCCATCTTTTACAGTTTGAACTCTACACGTATTGTCAACATGAACTATTGATGGAAATTGTTTTTTCATCATAGGTTTGCACTTAAAACTTAAAGTCATGTAAGGTGATTCTTTTAAACCCAATGTTTCAAAATAATCTTGAAATTTTTCTTCTAATATAACTCCTGCAAAAGGTCTGTACCACTCTCTGTTTTTTAAACTGTTTACTATTTTTTTACCTAAATTATTTCGTGGATCAAATAGTAATGATCTATGTCCAAGAGCCCTGGGCCCTGATTCTGGAGCCCCTTCAAATAAAGCCAATATTTTTTGATTATTTAAAATGTTACACAAATCTTTTATTGATTTTTTTACACCGTATTGTTCCTTAGAATTTTTATAATAATGATAAAAATTATTTGGTACATTGTATATATTTTTATCTTTAGTTTCATGTCTATATAAAATCATAGCCGCACCTAAACTAGTTCCAGTATCATCAGAGACAGGTTCTATATAAAAGTTACAGTCAGGTAAATTTTTTATAAAGAAACTATTGGCTACAACATTTAAAGCATAGCCACCGACTAGACATATATTTTTTATTCCTGTTTTTTTTACATATTTTTTTATTAAAGAAAGAGCTGCCTTTTGAGTTTCTATTTGAACATGTTTTGCAGCGTCTGCATAAAACTGATAGTTTGATAAAGTGATGTCTTTTTCTATTTTATCTTTTTGTCCCTTAAATATAGCAGAGCCCCATTCATTATTGGTTTCTTCAAACTTATCGTGTAAAGCTTTGTGTCCTACAAAAAGTTTATCATATTTTTTATTCTTACCATAAGATGCTAGTCCCATGGCTTTTCCATTTTCTAACGCACCTTGACCCATTAAAGTAGTAGCTGCTTCATAAACTCTAACTATTCCAAACGTAGGGTATTGATGACTCCAATAACTTTTGTATAATGTTTGAAAGGTATGAGGATAAGAACATTTAAAAACAGTTTCTGATTCTCTCTCTTTGTTTTCATTCCAAGATCCATTACGGTCAATTACAAATGTTAACGCCTCTTTAAAACCACTATTGTAAAAAGCTAACGCAGCATGATTTAAATGATGACAAGATTGAGGAGGATAAGCCATTGTTAATTTAAATCTTTTGTATAAGTATGCATGAAAAATTTCAAACCTGTGACAATCATCTGGAAGCCAACTATATGTTGCATGATCTATTTTACCTTTAAATAAATCATACGCTTTTTCTAAAGTTGTAAACGGATAACCATCTCTTTTGTATCCAGTAAATCTTTCTTCTTTGCCAAAAAATTCAATTTGACCGTTTGAATAAACAGCCACACTACTATCATGACTTGGAGATATGGCTAGTATTCGCATTTCTTCCACCAAAAAATAAGAGTGTATCTATTTTTATTTTTAACTTTACGAACACCGTGCATTATTTTTTTTCCATTAAATAATATTAATAAACCAATCTCTGGTTTTATACTTATACCATTGCTAGTATAAAAATCACCACCCTTAAAATCACTGTTAAGATATACAACGGTATTCCACAAAGAAGGATCACCCTCATGATTATGTAAATAAGAATGTGTTCCTGGCATCCAAGTTTGAATTTGTGCCCTAGTTAATTTAATTTTTATTTTTAATTGTTTTTCTAAAAGTTTTTTTATTTTAAAAGATAAAGGGTCATCACTAATATCTACCAAACGTTCCTCCCAATATACCGTATCAACAGAATCGATAGACCATTTTTCACATATATCTTTAGAAGGGTGTTTAGCAATTTTAATATATTGATCACACTCTTGTTTTTTTAAAAAATTCTTTTTAAAAAAAATACTATCTTCATTAACAGTTATTTTTTCCATAAATGTTGTTTTTGAAACCAGTTAGGTAAACCAGGAAACCCTCTTCCATCATATTTGTTTTGCATGTTTTCTTTTTTTCTAGCATCATTGTAATGTAAAAAAACTTGACAATAATCTTCTCCTTCATAAGGCTCTCGCCAATGTTCGTTGTGACCATAGTATATAAGTAAATCACCAGGATTTAAATTCCC